TATACACCTGAGAGTTATTTCTCAATAACATTTGGTTCGGGTACAGTAAATCCATTGGACAATTTAGATAACTATATGACGGGCGATATGAAAGTAAACCTTGCTAGTTATTTGAACAACACATCATTAGGTGCAATACCTAAAACAAATACAACATTGTTTGTAAAATATCGTGTTGGTGGGGGTAAAGATTCGAATTTAGGGGTTAACGTTATCTCAAGTGTGGATGACATTGAATTTATAGTTTCGGGTCCTAATTCGACAACTAACACACAAGTTGTAAACTCATTAAGAGTTACAAATATAACACCGGCTGTAGGTGGAGCTGACCAACCAACTATAGAAGAAATTCGTAATATGGTTTCATATAATTTCTCAGCACAAAACAGAGCGGTTACCTTAAATGATTATAAAACATTAATTGAGACGATGCCATCGACATATGGTGCACCTGCCAAGGTTAATGTAATGGAAGAAGATAATAAGATACGTGTTAAATTATTATCATATGATGATAGTGGTAATTTAACAGATAATGTTTCTACCACATTGAAAAACAACATATTAAGTTATCTATCCGAATATAGAATGATTAATGATTACATTGATGTTGTAACTGGTGAAGTTATCGATTTAGGTTTAGAAATTGATTTAACGGTTAATAAAAATGATAATCAAACAGATATCATTAAAAGTGTAATTGAAGACGTAGTTGATTTTTTCGCCATTGAAAAAAGAAAAATGGGTGATCCATTATTTGTAGGTGCATTAAATAAAATAATCGGTACAGTTTCAGGTGTTGAAAACGTGGTTGATATTAGAGTTTTCAATAAAACGGGTAGTGGTTATTCATCAGCCGAAGTTTCACAAACTTATGTTGATAACACAACAAAACAAATTAGACAATCAGATAATGTCGTTTTTATGAAATCTAATCAAATTTTCCAAATTAGATATCCTAACAAAGACATTA